TGTTTATAGCAGTAACATTTAAAACAAGACTATCAACAATAGTAATAATGGTTGCTTTATGGATAATTAATCAGATAGTAACCCTTTGGTATGGACTTGCAACTAATCAAATAGGATTTGTATTAATTTTTATATTACAATTTATTGTTACACTTCTAACAATAATTATTAGCACAGAAAGATCTATTAATGAAAATATCTGATTTAGATAAAATGGAATCAATTGTAAAAAGCAATCCTTCTTTAAAATGGGAAGGATGGGATGTAGTATTCCTTGAAGAAGATGGGGATGCAAACCTAAAAAAGAATGCAGCATTTGTTGATTCTAAGTGGCACAAGAGAATTGTGTTTGAAAATACTGGTGGAGCTTGGGACATACCTGACTCTATATTAAGGAAGGGCGATGTACAAGTTTGATGAAAAAGCTTTATGCCTTAATATGGATACAAATCTTTTCTTTGATCAATATGAAGAAAATCCAGAGGTTTCAAAAAAAGTAGATCTTTTATGCATAAAATGTCCAGCACAAAGGCAATGCCTTGCTTATGGTGTTAGTAACTCTGAATGGGGAGTTTGGGGTGGAGTGTATTTAGAAGGCGGAAAGATATCTAGAGAATTTAATAGTCACAAAGAAAAGACAGACTGGTTTGATATCTGGTCTGGTATAACAATGGAGAAGGAATAATGTATACATCAAATATGAAAAAGGCTGTTCACTCAATAAAGCCACCAAAAGATTTTCATATGGATATAGTTGACTACGAGCACTTCCTTGCGATACAATTCTATGAGAGTCACTGGAGACATATGAGTGACCCAGAAAGACTTCGTTGTATAGAGTATATGACGAAAATAAAAAAAATGCTGGAGAGTCTTGGAGCACAGGTAGCCCTGGATCCAATTCTTGACATAACACACCCAGATAAGGGTTAAGGAGAAAAAATGGCTACACTAATTACAGTAGTTGGAAATCTAGTAAAGGATCCTGAAGTTAAGGATCTTGGTGCTGGAAAAGTTCTTGCAAAGCTTAGAGTTGCAAGCACTGAAAGATTTCAAGATTCTGATGGATCTTGGAAAGATGGAGATACAGCATTCTACGATGTTGTATGTTGGCGAACACTAGCAGAAAATGTTGCTGGAAGTTTGTCAAAGGGAAATAAGGTAATTGTTCATGGTAAGTTAAAGTATCGTGAGTTCCAAAGAAAAGATGGAACAAAGGGCAATGCCTTTGAAATTGATGCTACTGATGTTGGTCAGTCAATGTCTATCAAGACTGGTAACTTTAGCAAGTCAACAAATGTTGCAAACGCTACAGTATCGGTATCTGAAGAGCCTGATCCTTGGGCTTAGTTGGGTGTCCCCCTTCGGGGGGACATTTCAATATTTGACAAAATAGAAAAAGTTTGGTAGAGTATATTAATGCCAGTATATTTATATGCATGTGAAAAATGCGAAGACAATAAAGAGTTGGTCAAGGGTATGAATGACCCTGACCCAGAAAATTGTCCAGATTGTGGTAGCAGCATCAAAAGGATTTTTGGTGTTGGAGGAATTCAATTTAAAGGAAAAGGCTTTTATAGCACAGGAGGATAGCAGTGTCTAAGAAAAATGAAATGTTAGTTGAAGAAAAACAATATCGTGCAGTCATTACAAAGGTTAAAGGTGGCTGGAAAGCTTCAGTTCAAGTAAGGCTTGGAATCAATGAATGGAAAAAAGTTCAGTGTGGTTTGAAAGGTTTAGTTTTTGCATCAAGTAGTGCTGCTGAAAATGTAGCAAGGATTAAGATGAAAGAACAGTCAAGCCTTGATAAAAACGACAAGGATGAATCGTATGTTATCTACCCTAAATAAAAATAGAGGATTTCAGTATGACTTTTTTGCAGAAGAGTGGTCTTACGAATGTGGTGCATGTGGTGAAGAGCTGTATGCACCAACTAAGAAACATCTGGAAGGAAACTTCTGGATACATACCCACTCTAATAATTGCATTGGTGGATGGTAATGAATAAAGAAGAACTTGAACAAGCTCTTTCTCAAATAGAAGAAGAGATCATGATTATGGACGGCTTTGAAGAGGCATTCATAGGACTTTCTTTAAGGTGTGGTCAACCAACACTGGCTACCTATTCTTGGGAAAAAATGGTAGATGTTTTAATGGATAGAGATGGCATGGAATATGATGAAGCTGTTGAATACATATCATACAATTGTCTTGGTGCTTGGATGGGCGAACTTACTCCATCAATAGTATTACCTCTGGAGTTCTAATGTCTAATAAAAAAGAGATTTATAACGAATGTTATATGTGTGAACAAATGTATATGGATATATTAGATTTAATTAATCATATAAAAACAGAGCACAAAGAAGAAACTGGTACACAATGAGTTTTCTTATTGAAAAAGTTAAAGAGATGTTAGAAGAGTATCAAAAAGAAAACGGAAAGCTTGATGATAAAGAGTATGAAAAACTTTTTGTACACTTTTACTTGCAGCATGAAGATGAGTATTTAAAGAAAAGAATTAAGTCAATAAGGTCAGATGGAAAGAAAAGGAAATAGTATGATAGTTAGAGTTGTTAAAAAACAAATGTCTGATGATGTTGAAAAAGTTGAAGACCTTGCTTTAGCAGCAGATATGGCTATAAAGGTATTGAAGTCAGATCCAATGGTTATTGGAGAGCCAATTGCCGAAGTCAGTTCAGGATGTCCTATGGGATTTGCAAAGCCAAAGGTAGTGCTTTACTATAATGAGATGTCTCCTAGTCTTTATGATAAAATTAAAATGTTTGTTACAAGAACTTCTTTACAAGAAGCTATTAAAAATACGAGGATATCATGGAATTTAACTTAGAGCACGAGGTGGACAAGGGTCCATTGGTTAGATGGTTTGCAAACAAAACTATAAGTTTTGCTGGGAAGATATCTAATTGGGCATATCCTTATGCAGATATGTATACAGCAGTATGGGATGATTATGAAGATGAATCTAATCTTTCTGAGCCACATAATCAAATGGGGATATTTGATAATTTAGAACCATTGCCACAATTTGAACGATTAACAGAAGATTTAATTTAATGTGTGATGATGTTTATTATTACAAAGATCGTGCAAGAGAACTAGAATCAATTAATAGTTTTGTTAAAAGCAATACTTTACTTTCCGTGCAAAATAGAATAGAATATGTTAGAGATGAGCGAGTCAAGTTAGGGCTGCCAGTTCATGGTGTCACTATGGCTCTTGAAATAGTTAGGACAATGTTGAATGAAAAATAAAAAAGAAGTAAAAGATGAAAGAACAGTTATCTATGAAAATAATTTATACACAGTAGATGAGTTTGTTAATAAGTATTCCCATGCCCTGGCATCGTACTTGCTTACAAGACAGCTTGGAGATAAAAGCAAGAAGTCTCACATAGTTGATCTTGCAGTAGAGAATGCATCTTTTGCAGAATCCCTCTACATTTCAGTAGATAGTTTTAGATAATGTTTCTTACAAAAATGATTAAGTTTGCTGAAAAAATTGGCATGGATGTAGATGAGCTAATGGAAATGACAGTATTAGATGCTATCATAAAGATAGAAGAGACTAGAACCATGTGGGCAGATCTAAGAAAAGAAATAGGATAGTTTAAGGTATAATGTTCTTATGAGCAATTTGGTTGACATAAGAGTAGTAGGCTGCGGTGGTGGCGGAATAAATGCCGTTGATAGCATGATAACTCAAGGACTATCTGGAGTAGAGTTTATTGCAATAAACACTGATGTTCAAGCGTTAATGCCAAGTTTGGCAGATGTTAAAGTTGATATTGGAAAAGATAGAACTCGTGGTCTTGGTGCTGGTGCAGACCCAAATATTGGAAGACTCTCTGCTAAAGATAGCATAAATGAAATTGCAGAAGTTGTTTCAGGAGCTGACGTTGTTTTTGTAACGGCTGGAATGGGTGGCGGAACTGGAACTGGCTCTGCACCAATAGTTGCTGGATGTGCCAAAAAAGCTGGAGCATTAACTGTAGGCGTTGTTACTACACCATTTGCATTTGAGGGCAAGAAGCGTATGAATAATGCCTTAGAGGGAATTAATAGTTTTAGTAAAGAAGTTGACACCCTTATAGTTATTCCAAATGAAAACCTTATTTCAATGCTTGATCCAGAAATTTCTATGCAGGATGCATTTAAGGAAGCAGACAATGTTTTACTAAAAGCAGTAGCAGGTATATCAGATTTAATAACAACCCCTGGTCAAATTAATATAGACTTTGCAGACATTAAAAGAGTTATGAAGAATGCTGGTTCTGCATTTATGGGTATTGGGTATGCATCTGGAGAAGATCGTGCAGAGGTTGCAGGTAATGAAGCAATTACAAGTCCAATTCTTAATGTTGATCTTAATGGTGCAACAGGTGTTTTAATTTCAATTGCATCCTCTGGTCAAATTAAAATGCAAGAAGTAAACACTATTGCATCACTAGTAGCAGATAAAGCACATGAAGATGCTGACATCATATTTGGTACTGTATTAGATCCAGATCTTGAGGATGGAATTTTAGTAACTGTTGTAGCGACAGGCTTTACAAATGAATGACATACAGTGGACATTTGGTATCATAACTGTTTATGAAGATAAGCAAAGACTTCAAGAGATTATAGAAAGCATTCGTAATCTTAATATCCCAGAATATGAAATACTATTTGTTGGTGGTGGAGATAGTTCTGATATTGATGGGGAAGATATTAAAAAGATTGACTTTGATGAATCTATTAAAGAAAGATGGATTACTAAAAAGAAAAACATTCTTGTAAAGGAAGCTAAGTATGAAAACATTGTGCTTATGCATGACTATCATATCTTTGATAAAGACTGGTATAAAAACTTTGTTGAGTTTGGAACTGATTGGGATATCTGTTCTTGCCCGCAATATCTGATTACTGGTGCAAGAAATCCTATGGACTGGTCTTTATGGGACAAGCCTGGTCATGGAAGGGCTTGGTCTCTAAGGTATGATGACTGGTCTCAAACACAATATATGTATATTTCTGGTGGATTCTTTATTTTAAAGCGTAACGTTATGATTGAAGAGCCACTTGATGAGAGTCGTGGTTGGAATGAAGAAGAAGATGTTGAATGGTCTTATAGAGTAAGAGATAAATATGTTATGAAGTGCAATGGTAGAAGTATTGTTAGGCATAACAAGTGGCATAGACATGCAGGACCACAAAGATGAGTAATAAATTAGTTATATTTGATTTAGACGGAGTGCTAATTGATTCAAAAGATCTTCACTATAAAGCTTTAAATGATGCTCTAACTTTGATTGATGGGAAGTATGCAATATCCTATCAAGAACACTTGTCTAAGTATGATGGATTAAATACAAGAAAAAAGCTTGAAATGCTTACTAAAGAAAAAGGTTTGCCAGTTAATAAGCATGATGAAGTTTGGAAGAATAAGCAAGAGGCTACCTTTAGATTACTAGAAAACCTACCAATAAATACTCATGCTAGTAATATTATGCATTACTTAAAAGAAAATGGCTGGAAGATAGCGGTAGCATCTAATAGTATTAGAGAAACAATTATAAAATCATTGCATGGAATAAATGTTTTGCATTTAGTAGACTACATTGTTAGCAATGAAGATGTCTGGCATCCAAAGCCTCACCCAGAAATGTATTGGAAGTGCATGGTAGCACTAAACGCTTTTCCAAAAGACACTATCATTATTGAAGACTCTCATGTAGGTAGGCAAGGTGCTCTAAGTTCTGGAGCAAACCTATACCCAATTAAAGATTCCTATGATCTAAATGATATAATATTCATAGACTTTATAAATAAGTTTGAGCAGAAAGAGAGAACTGGACAAGTGCCTTGGAAAAATAAAGACATGAATGTTCTTATTCCTATGGCTGGAGCAGGTTCAAGATTTGCACAAGCTGGATATACATTCCCAAAGCCATTAATTGAAGTTAATGGCAAACCAATGATTCAGGTAGTTGTTGAAAATCTTAACATTGATGCACACTATATTTTCTTAGTTCAAAAAGATCATTATGAAAAATATAATTTAAAGCAATTGCTAAACTTAATTGCACCAGATTGCGACATAGTTATTGTTGATGGAATGACAGAAGGTGCAGCTTGTACTACACTACTTGCAGAGCACCTAATTAATAGTGATAAACCATTGCTTATGGCTAACTCAGATCAGTATGTAGAGTGGGATTCAAACGAAGCACTCTACGAATTTTCAGCAAGTAATGCTGATGGTGGAATTCTTTCATTTAAAGCTACTCATCCAAAGTGGTCTTTTGCAAAAACTGGAGAAGATGGTTTTGTTTCAGAGGTAGCAGAAAAGAATCCAATTTCTGACAATGCAACTGTTGGAATTTATTACTGGAAACATGGTTCAGACTATGTTAAGTATGCTAATCAAATGATAGATAAGAATGTTAGAACTAATAATGAATTTTATGTTT